AGAGTGCAAGCCGAAGAACCTAAATGAGTTTTAACAGTTTTCAGTCAGCCTTATCGCACACCCCTGACTGGGATAGCCGTATGGCGGTGCAAACCGCCATTACGGTGTAGGAATAATTATGGCAGATCCAAAAGTAGGAACATCTATCGTAAGCGTAGGCGAAGTCTTTGAAGCTATCAAAGATCCAAGCTACGTTAGAGACACCACGAGAATAGAAAATTTAAAAAAAGGCTCTAATGTAACAAGAAGCATGGGCTATGAAAATCTTTTTGAAACATTTGAAAAAAAAGGAATCAATAAAGCTACTATAAATAAATTTAAAAATGTTCCAGAAATAACTGATTACTTAGATAAAGACGGAAAGTTAAGTGACACTAAACTTAATAAATATAATAAAGATTTAAAAAAATTTAGACTAGATGCGTTTAAAGGATTAAGTCCTAAAGATATTAAAACTATCGAAAGTTCTGGTTTTCTTTCTCAGTTTGCAAAAGATCAACGACTTAAAATAATAAATTCAGGCGGGAAGTTTAATCAAAAAAATTTAAATAAAGTTTTAGATCAAATGTTTGATTTTACATTCAAAGATTTAGACACAGCAGTAGGCGTTAAGAATCCAAAAATTCAAGATAAAAAAATAACTGATGCAATGAATAAAGTTAACGCTAACAAAAATATTCCAGCTGCTCAAAAATTAAATATTAAATTTGGTTTATCACAAGTTGATAAACTAGTTAAAATGGGTAATTCTCCTGCAGCTAGGAAATTACTAACTGCCATTATAACTCTTGCGCCTAAAGGATTATTTGGTATGGACTTGTTAATCCCCACAGAGATGGGTAGCGGTGAACTTCCAAAAGAGGGGACACCCGAATACGAACAGCTCATGAAAGACATGGGCAAAAACCAAGGAGGCATGATGGATATAAACTACATGACAAGACCACTAGGCTACAAAGAGGGAACTCGTGAGGGAGAGCTAGTTGGCGACCAAGAAAAAACTTCAAGAGATCCTTTTCCAGGATTAAGAGAGTTTGCAGCATCTGAAGTTATGAAAGCAGCAGGCAATCAAAAAAGAGTTGATACTGTTCAACTTGCTAGTAATTATTTAAGATCATTAGGTATGAGCGGTAACGAAGCAGCTATGAATGATGTGATTAATATTTTAAATACTCAAATTGTTCCTCAAGAAGAATTAAAAATAATGAAAGAAGGAGAATCTTCTTTAGAAAAAGGTATGCAAGGAATAGGTAGAGGAATAGAAAGTTTAATGCAATTTTTAAAACTCCAAGAAGAAGGAACAGGAAAATTTCAAACTCTTGATGATAGAACTTTACAAGAATTAATTAAAATGAGAACACAGTAATAATGGCAATAGAAAAGAATAATCCAGACGATCAGATTGATATTCAAATAGAACCTGATTCAGCACAAGAAATACAACAACCTTTAATGGAAGGTGATGCAATGATCTTGGGCGATGGTTCTGCAATCGTCAATCCTGCAGAAGATACTTCAGACCAAGGAGCGTTTAACGCAAACCTTGCAGAGTTAATACCTGATGATGAATTAGAAGCTTTGTCTTCTGGTTTAATGAGCGATTACGAATACGATAAAGATGCGAGATCTGATTGGTTAAAATCTTACACAGATGGATTAGACTTACTAGGATTTAAATATGAAGATAGATCAAAACCTTTTGCTGGTGCAAGTGGTGTAACACATCCTTTACTAGCAGAAACAGTTACACAATTTCAAGCACAAGCTTACAAAGAGTTACTTCCCTCTGAAGGTCCTGTTCGAACACAAATTGTAGGTGAAATAAATCCACAAGTAGAAGAGCAGGCTCAACGTGTGAAAGAATTTATGAACTATCAAATAACTTATGAAATGGAAGAATATGATCAAGAACTAGATCAAATGTTATTTCATTTACCACTCGCAGGTAGTTCGTTTAAAAAAGTTTATTATGATGCAGTTAAAGGAAGAGCAGTTTCTAAATTTGTTCCTGCAGAAGATGTAATCATTCCATACAATACAACTGACATGGAATCTTGTGAAAGAATAACTCACGTCGTCAAGATGATGGGTAATGAATTACGCAAGAAACAAGTGGGCGGTATGTATCGTGATATAGATATTTCTGAAAGTCCCGTTGATAAAAATGATGCAGGTCAAAAGTATGATGAATTAGACGGCGTAACAGAAACATACAATGCAGAAGATATTGTATTATTAGAGTTCCATTGCGATTTAGACATACCAGGTTTCGAAGATAAAGACGCGACAACAGGCGAACCAACTGGTATTAAATTACCTTATGTGGTCACTGTTGACGAAGGTTCTGGAAAAGTCTTATCTATCTATCGCAACTATGCAGAGGGAGACATTCTACGAAAAAAGATTCAATACTTTGTTCATTACAAGTTTTTGCCTGGCCTTGGCTTTTATGGCTTTGGTCTTATACACATGCTTGGTGGACTATCAAGAACAGCTACATCTGCTTTAAGACAACTTATTGATGCAGGCACATTATCAAACTTACCTGCAGGATTTAAGGCAAGAGGATTGCGAGTTAGAGATGATGATGAACCTTTACAACCAGGTGAGTTTAGAGACGTAGACGCACCAGGAGGAGCAATCCGCGAATCCTTAATGTTGATTCCTTACAAGGAACCTAGTCAAACTCTTTTTGCTTTACTAGGATTTGTTGTAGACGCAGGTCGAAGATTTGCATCTATAGCAGATAATAAAATGGGCGAAGGATCTCAAGCTAATCCTGTTGGCACAACAATGGCTATTATGGAACGCGGCACGAAAGTGATGAACGCTATACATAAAAGATTACATTACGCACAAAAAGTTGAATTTAAATTATTATCTAAAGTTTTCTCAGAAAGTTTACCTCCTGAGTATCCTTACGCTGTACGTGGTGGCAACAGAATTATTAAGCAACAAGATTTTGACCAACGTATTGACATACTCCCAGTATCTGATCCAAACATTTTTTCTATGGCGCAGCGCGTTACTCTAGCGCAAACACAATTACAAATGGCATCTTCTAATCCTCAAATGCATAACATGCACGAGGCATACAGAAGAATGTATCAAGCATTAGGTGTTAGAGACATAGATATGATTTTACCACCTCCTCAACAACCTCAACCCGAAGATCCAGGAATAGAAAATGCTAAGTCTTTACAAATGTTAGGACTAAAAGCGTTTCCTGGTCAGGCACATCAAGCACACATAGACGCTCACAGAGCGTTCATGAGTTCTTTTTTAGTTGCAAATAATCCACCTACCATGGGTATATTGCAAGCACACATTTCTGAACACGTTGCATTACTAGCAAGAGAAGAAATTACAAAGAAAAATGCACCACTTATTGAGCAAGAAGCACAAAAAATGGGTGGAATGTTACCACCAGATCTCTTACAACAGTTTCAACAACAAAATGAACTTGAAATTGCACAAAGAATTACTGAATTAACCAATGAAATGGTAAATGAAGAGCAAGAAATGATGAATAAAGACGATAAAGACCCATTAATTAACTTAAAACAGCAAGAATTAATGCTAAGGGCTCAAGAAGTAAGGCAAAATAGAGAATTAGCAGAGCAAAGATTAGATTTAGACCTAGAAAAACTTAATTTTGAAGGTAAAAAGCTAGAGCAAAAGGATAATATCGACAAAGAACGTATACAAAGTCAAGAAGACATAGCAGATTTACGTGCTGAAGTGTCTTTAGCATCGAAAAGAGGTCAATAATGGCAAATACTAAACTTAGTCCAAATATAATTAAGCTTTTAAGAAGAAAATACAGGAAACCTCCTGGAACAAGAGTGGGTGATTCAAAAAAAATATCGCAAATGTTGAAAAAAGGTGCTAGCATACCCACGTATATGGCAAGCAAAGGCGGACATGTTAAAAAAAGAACAAAAAAGAAGAGAAAAAAGTCTTAGTCCAAAAGAAATTTTGGATGACGCTTTTACTTTTGCCGGGAAGTATCCTAATGATCCTATGGCTCTTAGTGCTTCGCTTATGGTCGTAGCAAAAACCATTTATTTAAATCTTTTAGGTCCTGAACAAACTCAAATAATGATGGACGCGTTTGTTAATGGTATTGATAACTACGAAGTCAAAAAAATAACAATACATTAATGTCTATCTGTAAAAATTGCGGACATGATTGTCATCACAGCAACGGTGGATCTTGTCATTGTGGTTGCTCTAACTGTGAACATGATGTACAAGAGGCAATAAACAAACTTAATAAAGTTTTGACTATAAATGGGGATTCTGAAATAGAGGTTGTTTTTGAACCCGATTTTAATTTAACAGAGCACTAGGAGGTTAACATGAAATTGGTAAAAGATGTAATTGAATGGCTCAAAGAATGGAACGACTGGAACATGAAAGACTGGATTAAAGCTGGTATCGTTTGTGGAGTTGTTCTAATTGTACTATGGAAAATGGGTGGAGCCTAGACTATGGTCTGGCAACTCTTAGCTAAGCCCTTACTTGGCGTCGTCGCTGACGGCGTCAAGGGTTTCGTGGAGACGAAAAAGGCAAAAGCAGAATTAAAAGTTACTGAGATAAAAGCTCAGACTAAACTCAAAGAGGACCAAATCGCCGGAAAAATTGCGTGGGAAGCATCGGCGGTAGATCAAATGAAAGGGAGCTGGAAAGATGAGCTAATTTTAATATGCCTGTTGGTTCCGGCGGCCT